GGTCAGCACCGCGTAGTTGATCGCTGCATCCGATGGTCGAACGGTCGAGACGGACAGGAACCCGCCGTTCGGATCAATCTCGGCCTGGGCGGCGGCCGACTCGCCCGTCATCTCCTGAACAATCGTCCAGTACGGTAGTTCGCTCACCGACACGAAATTCGCCGCGATGGGCGCTTGCCGTGGATCGACCCAGCCACTCTCGACGGGCGCCAGATAAACGGCATCGGGCAGGCCGAACACATCCTCAACGCAGGTAATCCGTACTCGGCCATCGGCCAGCGTCCCGTAACTGATCTGCGCTACTCGCAAGATCAACTGCTCGATCCGCAGCTCAGGCCAGGAGAATCGGAATACGTCGCCGATGTTGAGGCTGGCGGCCGTGCGGTTGGCCACCAGCGTGATCTTCGCCAAAGTGGACGACAGCTGCCGCAGATCCCGCATCGCCAGGCGCGCGGCCAAAGCGCCGTTGGCCACGCCCTCGTAGCTGACCTTGGCGTCCTTGATTTCACCCAAGGATCTTTCAATACCGGCGATGTCCTGCACCGAAATCGACACACTCTTGTCGGTGGTGCGATCGTGATAGGACAGCGTGACCTGATTGGCCAACTCCTCGGGCATGGTGCGCTCAAAGGACTCGAGTTGGATCACATGAGCCTCATTGAGCTCCAGCAAGCCTGACAGGTCGTAGTCATCGCGGGTGAGTTTGAGCGTGAACAAGCCCGTGCGAGGGCTCACGTAAATTGAGCCGTCGATATGCTGGAGGATGCGCTCGATGAAGGCTTCGATGTCCTGCTGCTGGTCCCACAGAATAGACAGGCCAAAGTTCTCTGCGTACAGCGCGTCGGCAGCAGTGCGAAACGATGCGTCGTCAATCTCTGCCGAGCTGTAGCCCCGCCCCCATGTTCGGTCGGTTAGGCACTCGTAAATGATGTGCGCCGGGTTCATGTCGCCAGCGATGGCCGCCTTGTCGGAATACCACTGGGGCGAGCCGTCCGAGCGCCGGATGATCCGCGTGAGTTCCGCACTCCAGGGCTTGATGTAGGGGTTCATCGCTGAGAGTTGCGGCTGGCGCAGCACCAGCGACACCACGCCCCGAAAGGCTGGCACATTGGCGCCCAGTTTGGCCAGCAGGTAGTCGTTTTGACCATCGGCCGCGTTACCCATCACCAGATCAACCAGGCCATCCACGCCCCCTTCACGCTGATCACCCCCGAAAAGCTCAGGCTGATTGATGGAAATCTGACCACTGGAATTGATCGACCCCGTCCACGCCGTGCGCTCGCCAACAACGATCTTGTTGAGCGAATCGACCGGGCCATGGCACAAGGCCAAATGCATTCCAGCGTAGTAGCGATAGCCAACGGTGACGCTTTTGCTGCCTTTGCCACCGCCACTCATGCTTTGGCTCCTTCACGCGTTGCCCTGAATGAACACTGGCCTCCAGGCTCTGATAAGTCATCCGTTGATGCTCCGTATAGGTAAAGTCACCCGAACCAGACGGTCCGTCTCAAAGAAGAATTCCACGGCATCGCTCTCCAGCCTTGCCAATTCAAGGAAGCAAACGATCCGTAAATCTGAAGGCACGCAGGCCACGCCAAGCGAGGCGTCAATCCGCATTCGCTCGACGACCCCGTCCACAAACTCGAAGGCGGTGATTCGCCTGAACAACCAGGTGCCGTCGTTGTGCAAAAAGGCCACGTCCTGGCGGCCTGGCATGGCCTGGTAGTAGGTGGCAAATCCCCGGGCCTGCACCAGGATTTCCGTTGCATCGGAGGTGAAGGGCTGGGCAACTTCGAGACCACGCTCCCAGGTCGGCACCCAAAACGGAACTTGCCGACCTGCACGAGCGGCAAGCCAGCCTCGCATGGTTGTCAGTTGTGCACGATCACGCAAAAGGTACTGGTGGCGACGCACGATGAAGGATCGGTTCGGCATGTCGATCACCGCTGGCGCACCGGTCTGGGCATCGAACACATCGATGAGCCGCTGATAGTCGATGCTCACATCCTCGACCCGATTTGGATGCTGCAGCAGCGTGTCATAGCCTCGGTACTGGATCGGCGAACTGGTCGCCGCCACTGACAAAGCCAGGTCCTCCAGATCAAATCGGAGCTTGGCCAGGGAGATTGCCGCCGTTGGTCGGGTGACGGTCTGCTGGGCAGGTAAACGTCCCAGTCGGGCCGGTGCGATCCATGAGCCTGCGGGCCAGTTTCCCAGAGCCGGGCGCTTGAGCGTGATCGTTTCAGCCGTCAGCGACTTGACCTCCAGGGCCTCGGTCGCGCCAGTGCTTGAGCCGACGATGGCCAGGCCATCTGGGTAATAGTCCAGGTCCGGGGTATGGACGGCCAGAACCGTGTCACCAGGAAAGATGGGGGCTGTAAGCCAAGCCTTGTCGGTCCATACCGGCACGGCATACACGCGCGACTGCCAGACGTTCATCAAGAGGTCCAACTGTCCTCCATTGCCGTACTCCAGCACATCGAACTCGAAGGAGCGCCGGGGCTCGGCACGCAGACGCACCCGCTGCTCACCGCCGTTGCGCATCGTAAGCACATCCGTGAGCCACTCCAACCGTTCGGTGAAGCCGCCTTGCCAATCGTGCAGCAGGCCCATGACCAGCACGCGCCCATAGCGTCAGAACCGTATCGACGAAGCTTGGACCATCGAGCGTGGCTGTGACCTCGTAGAAGATGTCCTCGAGCCCCCGCATCCTTGTTGGCGGGAAGAACCCCAAGGACAAGCCCGCAGTGTCACCATCGAGCTGGAAAATCGTGACCGGATCTGGGAACGCATTCCAGACTTCGACGTTACGGGTGGTGGGGATGACGAGATTGCCGAACTCGATCCTGGTGGGCTGCAGGTAGATCCGGAAGTAGAAGTCGTCTGAAAATGCACCGCAGTGTTCACCAACTCGCGCAATCAGCGCCTCTGGCGAGGGTTGGCCGCTGACGAGGCCACCGAACGCACCAGCGATGGCCGCGATGACCGTTGTAGGTTCATAGAACGCAGGTCGCCCACCGTCCCAAAGGCTGTTCAGCCCGGCGGCTGCTGCACCGCCCAGAATTTTTGACGTGGAGGCTCCAGCAAAGTTGGGCATTTACACCACCTTGCGGTAGGCCAGGCCGTAGTCGTAGCTGATCGGTTCCGCACCGAGCGTGTAGGCCTTGTTCCACAGCGGAAAGATTTTCCACACTTCGGTACCGAGGACCAGCTCATCTCCTGGGTTGAAATTCGAGATGTTCAGAAAGCGCACATCGGGGAATTCACCCAGCAACGTCCAGGTGCCGATGTAAGGCGTGCGATTGACGCCTGCATAGCACGGCAACATCGGCGCCAGACCGTTGTAGCTTTGTGGGGAGCAGTGGTAAGCCAGATCGTGCGCCAGGGTATGCAAGGTCACCTGAGGCCCACCAGAGATATAGCCCGCGCGGTTGTTCGTCACATTCGCATAGCTTGCGCAGCCGCAAACATCGAGGTTGGCCGTATCCCAGTAGCCGGTGGTCAAGAGGCGCCAACCGACCGTCCAACCGTCGATGTCGGCACGCACGTAGGTGCCCGGGTAGCCGTAAGTCGCGAGCGCTACGCGTGATGGCCCTTGCCCGTTGGCGCCAAACGGAATCGTATGATTGACGCTGTTGAATGCATTGGGCGTCGTCGTGAACGACTCGATAGGGCAACCTGCGCTCAGATACTGACCTCCGGCAAAGGCGCCATATTTATTGATGAAGCCGAACGACAGGTGCCGAAACCTGCCCGGTGTTTCCTCGATCACCACATGGACGAAGTCGCCGTTCGAGAACAGGTGGTAGGCATAGAGTGAAGTTGCCATCGGGCCGACCATCACGAACTTGCGGTTGTTGGTCTGCAGGTTGGCGGCCACCCCAGCGGTATAGCCATCACAGACCCAAGCCTCAAGACATGAGTAGGTGCCGTTGACGCCGTTCTTGTAGAGTTTCTTGTTCACCGCGAACAGTTGGTACGACACGCCGTTCTTGGTCAGTACGATGCGGTTCGAGGTCAGACTCGTTTCCGACTGGTTTTTGTAAGCATCGGATCCGCTGACCGAGGAAACCATCGACATCGTGCCGACGTGAGTCGCGTTGCCGTTGGAGGGGTAAGTTGGGAAAGTGAGCGTGAAGGTGTCGGTGGCATTCGCTGTCCAACCATTGGCCACTGCGAAATTCTTGATGGCGGTCAGCAGTGTATTGAGATCCGCCGACGCGCCAGTGATGTAAGCCATTGAATTACCTCAAGCCAATTGGATGGCGGCAAAACGAGCCGCATTGGTGGAAGTTGCCGCCTGGACGACCAAGTGGGATTTACCCGCCACAGTCACGGTATCGCCTGCGGCAACCCCGAAACCTGGCACAGCAAATACACCTTGCAGTTCGCCCCAGATAGAGAAGGGACGAGAATTTGCGCAGTCGAAGAGAACGGCCGGCAGCAACGGGCTCGCTCCGTTGGGCAACTGCGTCAACGACACGAGCTCAAAACGCCCGACACTGATCTTTCTGCTTTCCAAGGACAACGCCCAGGGCCAGGTGCGGCCGGTGTAGGTCGTATCAAAGCGGTTGGTGCCGACCCAACCTCCGCTAGGCTGCAAAATTGCTGCGCTGTAGCTGGCGTATTCCCCGTCGTTGCGCCAAAAGGCGCTGCCCGCAATGTCGAGATCAGAGCTCTGGTAGTTGTCGCCACGCGAGGTGTTGGCACCGATGAACAGTGGATAGGGATACTGCGACGGTGTGCCATAGGGCAGAAAAAACCCGGCGTAAAGCGAGCCCCAATACGCCGAGGACTTGGCAACGACGATGAAGCGCCGGCCGTTGGCGACGAACCAGTAACTGATCGCGCTGTTGAACACCGGCATTCGAGGCAGGACATTCAGCGATCCGGCACCTGCTTGCAAGCTCCCGGGCTGGGATTCCGGATTGATGACAGGAATGCTGCTTTGCCAAGATTGCGAGCCCAAAACCCGAATCGAATAGGCAGGTGCTGCCGCGTCGGCGAACAGGCAGATCTGCACGTAGATCGCATCGCCCGCCGAGGAGCCGGGACCGCGCAGTTCGGCAAGATCACGTTTCACATCGGCTGTGAAAGTGCTTCGGCGAAGCACGGTCCATGCTTCCCCACCTGCGACCAGGGTCGCGTCTGTGGTCAAAAACGTGATCAGCTTATTGAAGAGGTCAACGGCATTGGTTGCCGTGCCGGAGGTCCAAGCCATGTTTAGCGTCCCAGGATGTTGCGCATCGAAGCGGCATTGCGTTGGATGAGGTTCATCACCGTGCGCTCGCCTGCGCTGCTGTTGAGGAAGTCGGCCGCCATCGCGGGGTCGATCACGTTGACAATCCGGATGTTCTGGCCCGCAGCCGCCTGCGCTGGGCTGTCGGGCACCAAGCCACCAGCGGCAAAAGCCAGTCGCCCACCCGAGACACGGGGCCCGGCAGACAAGCCGTTGATGGCGTCCAAAAACGACAAACCAAGACGACTCACCGCGCGGGCATTGACCACGTACTCACCGTGAGAGAGCCGCGCCGGGATGGAATCGCTGGTTGAGGTGCCAGGGCCACTCACGTAGCCGCCCGAGGCGAAGCCGAAAATCGATGAGATCAATGCGCCCAGTCCGCCAGCGCCTCCTGCTGCACCGCCGCCCATCAGGCTTCCGAAAAGCGCTTCGGCCAGTTTCTGCGAGGCGATGCGGTTGATCGTCTGCAAAACAGACCGCCCGAAATCTGCGAACGCTTCCTTGGCCGACTTGGCGCCATTGCCAATGTCCTGGAACATTTGAGCGAAACCGTCCTGCACCGCACCGTCGATGGCCACGGCCACATCGTCGACAACCAGCTTGACCTGCGCGATCTCGTTCTTCCACGCTTGCACGCGAGCGACCGCTTCTGGGCCAATGGCTGAGGCTGCAGCCTCCAATTGAGGAAGCAGTTCATCAAGTGCTTGGCCAGTTTGGCGGTGCAGCGAGATGATCTGCTGGCGGGCCTGTGATTCCGTGAGCAGCCCCGATTGGCGCTGCAGGTTGATTGAAACCTCTGATGCTCGCATGCGCGATAGCGCATCGCCAAACTGTCGCTCGTATTCGGCCAGATCAGCCGATGCTGCTTTGACGTCGATCAGCCTGCCGACGGTGGCCGCCCCCTCGGTGTCGCCCTCCGCGCGCAGACGCGCCATCAGGCTTTGATACTGCCTCTCAATCGCTGCGCGGCGATCCTGGCTGGTCGCGGCTCCAGTGAAATCGAGCAGTTCATCGCGGACTTTGGCGAGTTCCTCGCGCAACTCACGCTCGGCCTGGACCGCTTTGCGGGCATTGGCAACCTCAGCGTCGGCTCTCTTGTTGTTGAGGACAATCAGGTCCGCCTCGATCTTGGCAACTTCGGCCTTGGCCTTGATGCGTGCAGGTTCGTCCTTACCAGTCTTGACCAAGCGTTGCTGCTGGGCAAGCGATAACTGCGCACGCTGGATTTCTGCATCAATCTCTTGCTGTTCGATGCGGGTCTTAGACGCGTAGTAATCCTTCAGGGAGATCAATCGATCTTCGAGCGAGGCATCGAGTTCACGCCCCAGGCGATCCAATGCATCCTTGAGGATTTTGAACTCCGCATCGGCCTTCGCCTGAACCAGAGACAGCTGGGCGGCCTCGACCCCCTTGTCGGGCGTAGGCTTGGCCGGTGGTTGCGGCCTGCCAAACACACCGGGCTGGCTTTGATCCGGCCGGATGCGGCCGGCAATGGCCTGGGCCGCTTCGCCAACATAGTCTCGGGTGACGACCTCGCGCACCGTTTCCTGCAGTTCCTTGCCGAAATCGCGCATCTCTCCCAGTCGGCGTCCAAGGACGGAGCGCAGCGACTGCATTGAAAAGTCGCCGCTAAAAGCTGCAGCCACATCCTGGCCCAAGGCCTGCGCCAGATCCCCAATGTCGGAGAAGGCGTTTCTAAAGCGCTCAACCAGGAAAGCCGCAGTGACCCCACCAACGCTACCAACCGCATTGAAGGCACCGATAACCGCATTGACCACCGTGCGGATCACCGCACCGATGGTTGTGATTGCGCTGACCACCACCTCCCGAACGCGGCTCCAGGAAAGGTTGTTGGCGCCGACCAGCCGCCCCAGGGCGCTCACGACGTCGGCCACCTTCTCTAGCACCAGATCCCAGGTGGCGACAACGATCTGCCGTATCGAAGCGGTCTTGCCACCGAACTCGACCACCGCGTTGCGTGCCGAATAAAGCACCCCAGCCAGCAACGTGACCGAAGTCACGATCAAGCCGATGGGGCCACCCAGGAGCGCCAGCGCCCCACGCAATATCCCCGCCGCACGCCCCAGCAGCGATGTGGACGCGACGGCTTGGGTTACGGCGGCGCTGGCCGCAGTGGCTTGCAGCCGGGCTTTGGCCGCGTCGGTGATCAGGGCGCTGGTGGCCAGGCCTTGAGCCCGGGCCTGCGCCAATGCGGCATCGGCCACGCGCACCCGAGCCACAGCCTCGGCTTGCAGCGTACGCAGATTGGCCAGCCGCGCCGCTGCCTCCGCGCGGGCGGCAGCAACACTGCTTGCAAATGCCGCTGCCATCCGTCCGAAGGCGGCGACCAGCACAACACCGGCCAGATCGATCAGCAGTTCCAGATTCTGAGCGACCAGTTGAAGGGCCTGTGCAAGACCAGCGGTCAGTCCTGAATTGGCATCCCGCTCGCCAAATGCACGCTGAAAGGCGTTCTTCAAACGGGTGAGCGCGCCCGAGACCGTATCGGGCAGGCTTGCGTACTCCTCGGCAAGGCGCCCACGCTGCTTAAGCAAAGCGTCAAGGACTGCTGCCGAAGTGATCTTGCCTTCTTGCGCCAGGGCCCGCAAAGAGCCCAGCGGCACACCCAAGCCGTCGGCGATCGCTTGTGCCAGTCGGGGCGTCTGCTCGATAACCGAATTGAACTCTTCGCCGCGCAGTTGGCCCGAGGCGAAGGCCTGCCCCAACTGCAGCAGTGCGGCCGCTGCCGCCTCGCTGGAGGCGCCAGAAAGCGATACCGCTTGGCCAATGGCATCGGTTGCCGCGAGCACCTCTGCCTGAGAACGACCCAGGGCCTGCACAGAAGGCGCCAAACGCGCGTACAGGGTGACGGTTTCTGCCAGTGGCGCGCGGTTGCGCTGGGCAATCTCAAAGAGCGCCGCATCGGCGCGGTTGAATTCCTCTTGGGTGGTGACGGCGAGCTTGAGTCGGGCCTGAAGGTTCTTGTACTGGTCAGCAACTTCGACCAGTTCGCGCACACCGAGCCCGACTCCGATGGCGCCGCCTATGCGCGAGAGGACAGCGCCGACCTGCCCCGCTTGGTCGCGCAGTTGCGAGAGGCTGCCATTGATCGACTGAAAAGCCCGTCTTGTCTCATCGACTGCGGTGATGAGAATCTGGGCGCGGTTGGTCGCCATCTTTCAAACCCTGGTCATTGCCTTGCGAATGGCCGCCGTCAAGCGGGGAAGCTCGACCCGCACCGAACGGTTGAGGTCGAAACGTTTTTTTAAAGTCACACGCCGCACCAGTACGGCAATCGGAATTTCCTGGCCGCGTTTCAGACGCTTTGCGCCGCTGCGCTCGCGCTCGGCTCTGCGAAAACGCGTGAGTGCCCGGGCGTTCTCAGCAAGGTTCTCGGCCATCAGGACCTGCTGGCCGTTCTTCTCCACAAACCAGGCATTGCCAGAGCGCATCAGCGCATCGATCACCCGGGCAAAGGCCTTGCGACCGATGCGCTGGTATTGAGGCAGCAGCGGGATCAACATGCGCCCCCGGATCACTGCGCCTTGCTCATGGACACCCAGCCACGGCACTTTCGAGCCGATGTAGAGGGCCGGGAGCACATTGGCTTTACGGTCGTAGACCTTGGCGTGCATGGAGCGCAGGAACTTGGGACTGGCCGATCGGAACCTTGCGCGCATGTCGCTTCTCACCTGCTCGACCATGCCCTTGCCGCTGTCCCGCATCGCGCGCCCGACTGCCGCACGGATCGCC